GATTCGACCGCGCCTGGTGCTGACTCGGTCCCAGGGCTTGTAGAGTTTTCCATTTATTTTTATCCCAGTGTATCGGATATAAATATCTGTTTCTTTAGATAAACATTTGCCCACACCCGTCGGCGCGATAACAACTCCAAGCTCACCACGACCAAGGCCGCCGTTAAGAATATCAGGTGCATCAATTTGTGGCAAACCCGTAGGACACACCTGGCGGCGAGTCCTCACAAATCGCGCCTCAATATCCTCAAAGAAGTCGTGACCAACAGACGTGGGAGTTCCGGCAGCCAGCGCGTCCTTCATCAGTCCAACAACTGAATCAAGATTGTCAGTTGCAATCATCTCGACAGCTTTCTCGAGTGCTTCCTTCATCGCCTGCTTCTTGCAGAAGTCGAGCGACTTGTCCTTGACGTATTCAAGGTCTCCTACATTTGGATTAGTCCTGATACGCTGCAGAAAGTCAATGATCTGATCTCGGAGAATTGTATCCTTCCCCTCACGTAGATCATCCTTGATGATTGTGACAAGCAGAGGTAGCGTTGGAAAGTCCTTGTACTTCTGGTGGTACGAGAAGTATGACTTGCAAAGATACTGCAAGTACTTCAGGTCAAAGTACTCAGGTGTCATGATCTCGATCATCTGCATCGCCCAACCGCGATCGGTCAGAAATGCCTGAAAGATCTTTTCCTGGAACTGTTTTCCATACTGGCTAAAAAACGCTTCGCTCATTCGGCACCAATGTGATTCATTGAGTAGAACATGCTGTCAATGTCAAAATTTCTAATTCCAATTGATTGTGCTTCCCGCATGAAGCCAATCTTATCCCGACGAGGGGCCCATTTTTCATTCGTAAACTTAATCTTTTCAATCTGTTGCGGAGGTATCGAGGATGAGTCAAGGTAGACAAGCTTCCAGTTACGCCTGATTAGATCCTCTGATTCACAGATGGAGTCAAAGATCTTCACCTTTCCGGTCCTCCGCTGATCTGAAAGTGAGATGAAATCATCCAAAAGGACATCACCAACTGCACTCAGCTCTGGAAATCTCTTCGCTAGGGTCTTGAATCCCACGCCCTGAACACCGGGAATATTATCTGAATCATCTCCGCAGACAGACTTTGCAAGTGCAAAGTTATTTGGGTGTATGCTAAACTTGAATATCACCTCATCCGTGTCCACAATCTTCTTCCATGTCGGCGAGTAGATGATTGAGTTATCCCGGATGAGCTGATAGTAATCTTTGTCAGCAGAAAGGATGATGTGCAGACACTCTGGGTGCATATATCGACAGATGTACGCAATAACGTCGTCTGCTTCACAATCCTGACCATACATCTGTACGATAGGCAGGTGATTTAGCAGCTTCACTATTGCGACAATCTGGCTATTGCGATCAGACACAGTCTGCGGAATATCTTCCTCGTAATACCTGTTTAGCTTCTCTGGTCTCCTGTGAGACTTATAGCCTGGATAGAGAGAGCGCCTTCTTGCAGACCCACCGCTTTCCCAGACAACGTATATTCTCTTGGGTCTAAAACGTGTGCTAAGAGATCGAAGCTCTCCTAAAAACCCGACAACACCACCCAGGTGATTACCGTTCACGCCCATTGCTGGGTGTGCAACGAAGTGACGAGTAAAAAGGTTGAGAGCATCGACCATTAAGATCGATGCCTCACCTTTCATTCTTCTTCCGTCCCTTCTGCGTCTTGCATCTCATCGGGCTGTTCATTGCCCGTTCGAATCAGAACGTTCTCAATCAGGGCATCAAGATACGGCTTGTATTCCGGATTTGCCAGAAGCTCTCCGAACTCTGCCTTGTAGAACTTCTTCTCAATGATTGCAGATCCCTTGTCGATGTCTGTCACTGAGAAGACTTTCCAAGCTGTTGTTCCCGAGACGCAGATAATCTTGTTTCCGATTGTCCGCTCACCAGCCTCGCGCAGGACATCAAAGACCTCCTCGTGCTCCATGATGCCCTTTCCGAAGTGAATCTGAAAATTCGCCATGCGGAATGGAGGTGCAACCTTGTTCTTGACTGTCTTCGCTGAGACATTGATTCCGATGATGTCACCATTCTTATTCTGGATCTGCTGTCCTGCACCGAGCTTGATACGCACTGACGCGTGGAATGGAATCGCCATACCGCCCGGTACTGTCGTCGGGTCGCCGTGAAGAACACCGATCTTTGTGCGTGTCTGATTGAGACAAACCATTAGGACGGACTGGTCACCGATGACACCCGTAATCTTGCGCATGCCCTTTGAGATCGCGCGTGCCTGCAGTCCGATGCTGTCCTTGTCATAGTCGCCAAGAAGCTCAGCCTTCGGGGATGATGCAGCAACGCTGTCCCAGATGATGGTAATTGGCACATCCTTCTGCATCGCCTTCGCCTTGACAATCGTCTTCTCTGCGACGTCAAACACCTCCTCAGTGCAGTGAGTATCGACATAGACGAACCGCTTGGCGACATCAACGCCCAGAGCTGCCAGGTTCTCAACTGATGTTGCATTCTCTGTGTCGATGTAGACGCAGATACCACCCATCTGCTGGGTTGAACGCGCAATCTGTGTAGCAATATGCGACTTACCAATGGAGGGCGGACCGAAGATCTCGACGATGCGCCCTTCTGGCAATCCTCCGTTCGCGCGGTTTGAAACGATGTAGTCAAGAAGCGTAGAACCAGTAGAGATCCATCGCTTAACGTGTGTAGGCGACTCATCCTCTGACAAATTATAAGCAATTCTGGATCCGTGCTCTTTGTTTAGAGATGAGATCAACTCCGAGGTAAAATCACCGGATGAATCCTCTCCTCGATTCTTTTCCTTTGAAATTCTTGCCATTTTTTCTCCTTATAAACAGTAAGGGCCCGAAGCATGGTTTATACTCCGGGCCCAAAGAATCATCAAGAGTCGATTAGATCATTGAAAGCATCATCAAGCGACTTGAATGTCTTCTTTGAAGCATTCGCAGCAGGCTTGGATGGGGGAGAATCATCCTCTTCATCAGCTGCTACCGCGGCAACCTTGTTATCATTTCCGCCGCGCTGCGTACCATCGGACTCGGTCGGCATCCCACCCTCAACCCAGTCATTCACGATCTTCGTAAGATCCTCGTAGGACTTGAGCTCGAACATCTTGTTGACATCCGGAATGCTCTCGAGCCACTGCTTTGCGGTTGCAGAATTCGGAGACAGCGCGCTCGCCTTACCACGAGGCATAACCTCAGTCTCCGCAAACTTCTTGCCCTGCGGCTTGAAGCACTTGACCTTCACATCGCGGCCACTCTCAGGATCGGTGATGTCACCGTAATCCTCGTCGAGCATGATGCCGAGGAGCGCCTGGTAGACCTGCTTGCCAAAGCCCCAGATCTGGACACCCTTGTCCTCCTCGCCGCGAACAACGACCGCGGCATAGCAGCGCATCTTCGGGTAGAGCTTCTTGGCGAGCTCGTAGGACTCCTTGGTCCCCTCAGCACGAAGCTTGGTGATCAGCTCCTGGATCGGATCGGGCTTGCCGAACTGGTTTGGCGTGAGAAGACCCGGGTTGTTGCCGATGTTGTAGTAGAACCAGAGCTCCTTGAACGGCTGTCCATCGTTGTTAGGGAACGAGAGAAGTCGAACAGTGTATTCCTCGCCCTCCTTGGGCTTCCAGGAGGTGGAGGACTTCTTCGTATTTCCAGACAGGTTGTCGAGACGCTTGCGAATAGCGTCGAAGTTAATTGCCATTTTTCTTTCCTTTTAATGTTTAATGTGCAACTTACAAGGATTAAGTCTCAAGAGAATTCTTGCGGCTTGTGTTGTAAGCTCACACCCCAATCATAGACTGGAGAGCGAGAGTTTTCATGGTCTAGGCTTGGATTTTTTTACTGGATCAACCAGATATTCACTTCCTGCAGCCTTTGCCATGGTGGAGTAAAATTGTTGCGGATCTCTTGGGCCCTGCATGGGGCCTGCATACCCAGCGACACCTGCTGTCGTGCTCATCTCATTAGCGCGCTTCTTTCTCCTCAGACGGCGCTCAGGTAAAATTTCTGAAGATTCATCAGCACCTGCAGGCTGATTCATGGAAAGCGCCTTTCTTATAAGGGCTAGATTTCCAATTAAGTTGACGACAGAATGCATATTTTCAAATGAATCGCCCGGTATCACGCTTCTGATGGCTTGCTCGGCTTGCCCGATGGTGCTAATGTAGCGTTCAGAAAAATCTAGTAATGCACCTGCTGTCCGCAATCCATCTGGATCTGTCAAAGGAAGTGCGCCAGCAGCGACATTTATTCCGAGCTCTGAAGCAAAATCGACAGGCTTCAGCGTCTTGAACAGCTCAAGAGGAAGAGCAGCAAGAGTATTATTTAAAAACTGTATACAATTAAGAGATATCTTGATAACCGATTGCTTCAGAGCCTCTCTATTTGCAGGAGAGGAGACAGGTATCTCTCGTATTTCAACTACGTTTCTTTCGACAGGCGCAAAAAGATCAACTTCAACGCCCAGATCTTTTAGATTCTGCTGTAAAGAGCTAATGCTCTCTTGTATCTGTCCAAAGCTCTCATAGGCGCGGTAACCGTACCAAAGATCTCCCACAATCGGAACAAAGGGTGCAGCAAAATCTGCAAGCCTCTTTAATCCTGACAATGAGAAGAAAGAGTCTTTCTCCTCCGGCGTCTGCTTGGCTGCTATTGCCATCTTATCAGAATCGACTCCGAATGGGTCCGCTTGTCTAATCCTTTCGAAGTATTCGTTTAGATCTTTCTCGTATCTTGAAAAGGCCAAATACGATTCCGCTTCGTTTTTGTTTAGCGCCTCTTCTAGCGGAGTTGTATGCAGATATTTCTTCATATTTCCAAGCTTTTTAGGTAAATATCTTCTATCAGATGTTTTTCTGTCAACTATCGATGCAATATTGACCTGGTCCTCTGGAATTTCCTCTTCAATGTTGTGCCTGCCCATTCCAATTGACATCATCGTGTCAGCAGAGGCGCTCATCCCGCCAGTAGATCGAAACGGCTTAGGGACAAACGGCCTTGCGAGCCTCGACATTGCAGTATCTGCCCCGCCAAACGCACCTGCAGCAGGCGGGGCTGTGAATCTTCCTGATCTTTGTGTTCCGTCTGGTTTTCTGCTCACTCTATTAAGTATTATCCTGCCCGCACAAATCAACAATGCTGGTGATCTTGATCGCGGTGTGCAAAAGTGTCATCAGGGACGATTCATTTCCTGCATAGAACTTGCTCTCTTCGTAGGCGTTTGATTGAGACACAATTGCCATCCATTCATCCTGCGTCAAATTTATTCCTTCTCTTTGAATCAGGTACAAACCCCTGTGCGGATGTGTCATCCGTTTGATATCCTGGTTGTACGTGTATAGATTTCCTCGTTCAACATGCCAAGAGGAAGTCTGAGGCACATAGAAGTCGCCTACATCGTCTCCGATTCGTCCAATGTCGTGCAGAAGAGAGACGATAATGACAGAACCTGGATCAATGTTCTTATCTGCAAACGCTGACATACCGCAGAGCTCTCTCGCGTTGACAAGTGTCTGAAGAGATCTCTTTACTAGGCCTCCTGGAGATGCTGACTTTCTGTTGCTCTTGTCGTGTGCGGGTGCTGTTGCAATTCTTTCTCCGTATTTTTCAAGGAATTTAGAGAGAGAATCTCTCCTATCAGAGACTTTCAACAGAACCTTGCTGAATTTTTCAAAATTTGAAATAATCTCACTCTCACTCATCTTTCATTCTCCGCATCTTTACTGGTAGATGTTGATCAATTAAACTAACAAACAGCCCTGTATTACAAATCTTCTGCAGCTCATCAAGGTACCCTGATTTGATGTCTAAGATTATGGCATCGTGAATGAGAAAGACCGGAAGTGCAGAGGCTGGATCAATCTGATCGACAAGCCACTTGAATCCGTGACAAGCAATATCGACAGACGAGGACTGAACATAGTGGCTGATTGATGAATTTTCTTGACGCAGCGAGCGGCCAAATTGGTTTTGAAAGACTGGGAGCGCGGAGATCTTTCGATCAAGATCTGAGATTTTCATGATTCTCTTGACCTGATCGTACGCTATCAGCGCATCAGGCGCGTCCTGAAATCTTAAAGCAAAATTTCTTTTTGACATCCCGTAGACAGCTGAAAGAGTCGCTTCCTTGATTATGCTCCTTGGCATGCTGCCAAGTTCTGAATTTTTTCCAATCCACTCGTAGAGGTCACCGCTAACGGGATCATTTCCTGCCATCCAGGATAAAACACGCGCCTCAAGTGCGTTGAAATCAATCTCTACGAGCTCTCCGTCTCGCCAACGAGATGCAAGGCGTTTTCTCATTTCTTTCGGCAGAGTCAAAATTCTAGGGCCTTGCGTGACACTCATCCGCCCCGTCGATGAGCTGAAATTATCGTATGTAGGAACCGAGATGAATCCACGATCATCTGGTAAAAATCCGTGCTCAGAAAGAGAGTCGTCTAGGACCTTGCACTGACAAAGGCTGTCGAGCAGTTCCTGCTGAATCTGATAGTGGGTCGTAAAGTATCTGTGATTTGATCCGTCTAGAAATTTTATGACAGCATCTATTTGATTGCGAAGGTGAGATGCAAAAGCATCCTTTGACAGTATTCTGGACCACGCTGGGTGCTGCGTGTGCTTTCTCCAGAACGAAGCCTGTGGTGCATCAGGGCTTAAGACCAGACTCAATCCTGCAGCTTCTGAAGCAGCTCTCACACATCCTCGCCTGGCTGCTGGAACACCAAAGCGCCAATCAGCCTCGTAGGACCTACCAATTGAGATTTCGCCATCATTCCAGATAAAATCTACTGATGCTCCTGTCACTCTTGCGTCAAAAAATATAATCACACTACAATATTTCACGCATGGATGCAGGTTTTTAAGTTCTATAATGATACTTTTACGCCGCTAGAACTAGATGCAGGCTTATTTGGATCTGTGGCGGTGCCCGTCTTTCCTTTTATCTTTATCGCGACCTCCTGCAGCTGTCTAGATATTGATCTCATTGTTGCGGAGTTTGTCGGAACAAGAGTTGCTGAGGTTGTGAAAGATCCTGGTCGCAAAGCGTGAGAAACAGCTTGGACCGTGTAGGAGTTATCCAGAGTTGTTCCTGTGTTAAAATCAACGTAGAATGTCTGCCCTCTATTTATGCACACATTTCCGAGCATTGAGAGTGTGACATTTGATGGCAAGATGAACACATCATCAACGAGATCGTTTGTAACGCTCTGACCCGTGCTTGACGAGGATTTTCCGCCCTGGAGTGCGGTGAGAAGATAAGCTGATTGCACCTCTCCGGACGGTTGTGAGGAATATGTCGCATTTGAGATACAGGAATTGTTAGCACCAATGATGAGAGTAGGGTACATGTTTGACGCGATCTGGCGTGCAACTACCTTGTCTGTAAGCGCAAAGTTGACAAGCACCTCCTTGGCGACATCTGTGTTCTCAGTTGATCTTATTTTTGAGAATAGATCGTCAACCGTGTAGGCGCTTGATATCTCCTTCACCTGTTCGTCAA